GCACCTAATGTATCGGCTGCAATATTACCCCACTTAGTCCAAAACTGAGTAACTTCTTCACTACCGGCTTGGCCAATTAAGGTTTCCCAGAAACGAGCCCAAGAACTTGTGACCTGATCGGCTACTGCCTCAGACACCTCACCAAGAGTGTGGAATTCTGAAGCCATTTTGACTAAAGTCTCATCTTCTGCAAGCGTCTTTAATGACTGAATTAGGACCTCATTCGTCAACCAACCTTGTTGCAATGAGTTACGGAAGCCTTCTGACATATCAACATCTTGACCAAGAGCTTGTGCTGTCTGAACTAAGATATCTTTAAATTTCTGAGTTGCTAGACCTGCGTTTTCAACAGAGACCCAGTTTTGAGTGTTCATTTTACCCATTTGCAAAGCCTGTTGTACACCAAATTGCAATGAACGGTTAAATCCATCAGTCGAAGCACCGGCAGAAGCGGCAAGGTTACCCCATCCTTTCAAGGCCGTATTCGCATCTTTAAGGTCGACACCAGCATTTACAAACTGAGCTAATGAGCTATGCATCTGCTTAACTGAGTATTTGGTGGTCTCTGCATAATGTTGTAGGTCATCTAGGGCATCTGTAATATTACCTAGTTCAGATCTGCCAAGAGCAGCAACCAACATATTAACAGAGTTAATCTTATCTTCAAACTGTCCGAAACCGGCCTTCATAGGAGCGATTGTATTTAGGACTGCTCTACCTAAATGCATAGTAATAGCCAAACCTGTCTGTATAGCAGAAGCTGCGATATTACCTAATGCTACAGTAGCAATAGATCCTAACATACTAAATTTTCCACCTGCTTGACCAGTATATTTTCCTATACTTGCAACAGATTCAGAAGCCTTCTTACTGCCTAAAGAGATTGGTGATATAAAATTAAGAGCGCTAGACGCAAAGTTCTTAAAACCGCCAGCAGTACTCCCCAATGCAGATCCGATCTTATCAAACACTCCAACATAAGCGTTACCTAATTTAGGCGCAGATCCCATTAAATCAGTTAATGAGTTTGAAAGAGATTTGGTGGCTTTCTCGGTATTAGCGAATGGATTCTTACCATCCGATTTTTCCAGGGCCTTATCCAAACTATCTAAAGAAGATAGTGATTCTTTAAGGCCATTCTTAAATTGCTCATTATCAATACCGAGCTTGATAAGGCGTTCTTCAATTATTTGTTTACTCAATTACTTTTTCCACCTCCCTCAGTATCTCTTTTGAAATAGAATCTACAATAGGAGAAACGAAATCATTAGCAGGAACGTATCCACCAGTACCGGTACCGTGTCCATGGACAATTAGTACAACAAGTGGTGTTCCGTCTGAAATCTTTACAGAATTAGAATAATACAGCGTTGTACCATTACGAGTCTTTTCGACTTCCATATCCCATGATGAAGCAGTTTTACCTGAGCGTTTAGGTGTTGCTGAAATCAACCTACTAAGACCAGTACGACCTCTTGAGATAAGAGCGTTATGAACAGAATCCATAGACTCACCTTTTTTCAAAGCTTGTTTTAAGCCTTCTTTGCGTTTAATTGATGTTACCTTTATCCGCATTTAAACGAGCCTCCTTCATCTTTCTAATTTGTTCTTGTCGCATAGCATTGATACGCTCATACTCATTCAGGGTCTCAGTCGTAGTCTTCTTCTTCTTAGGTGAATTGAATTCGCTAATAACACCTAGTAAAGTAAGAAGTCTATGAAGATTCCAGTTCTCACATTCAAATGGTATACGGGCATTTGCCATATAAGCATATATAACTTCTGAAGTCATAACCATACCGTTATTTGTAGAATCGTCCTTCTGCTTTATTGTCGTAGCAGTTGGTTTATCATCAAGATATGCTGCAATCTGAATTACTAAGTCAGGCGTTAAATCAGAATACGAAATATCCTCTTGACACATTAGAATAAAATAGTCAAAAAGCTCGGCAGTGGTCTTTTCCTCTCGAGTTAAAAAAGGCTTGCGATATAACGACTCCCATTCAGCCAATACCTTCAAAGTATGTTCAAAGTGCAATATTCTACCAGGTACCTTTATAAACTGATTCGTCTCTTCATTATAAAACTCCCGCTCAGGAGTATCTATAATTAACATAAAATACCTCCATACGAGATAAAAATAAAAAAGGGGTGTATTTTTCACCCCCAATTTTGTATTATTTCTTGAGTTTAGAAACCTTATCAGGAACAGATCCTTGGTTAGGGTCTCCTACTAAAGCATTGAAGAATTTCTTAGTATTGTCGCCATCTTCGATTACATCTGCAACCATCTCAACGAACAATTCAGAATAAGCTTCTGAGTTAACAAAGTCTTCTTGTGCTTTCTTGTCTTTACGGAATGTACGTCCGTCTTCTGAACGTTCACCATAAGCCAATTTAAGAATAGACTCTAAGAAATCGAAGATCTCATCGACATCTTCACGAGCCATCATCTCTTTAATGTATTCGTCCCAATCTTTTTTAGCACGACCAATAATACGAACCACTTCATCTTTACGTAAGTGGAACCATAGTTCTTCTTTTACTTCTTTTCCGTCTAATAGATTATTATAAGTTACTGTTCTTGAAATCATTTCTATACTCCTTTAATGTAGATTTTTATTTCATTTTGAAATTTCTAGCACCGACATGACCTTAGTCGTCCAACACCCTATCCCGCACTATTAATTTCTAATTACCCAGCAGTAAGACCGAGGATTGTAAATACTTCTTCTGGTTTTGGAAGAGTTGGTTCTGAATCAGAAGCGCCATAAAGTTTCTTCTCAAGTTCAGCCAATTTATCTTTATCAACCAAAGTACTATTTACTTCGATATGCGCTGTTGGTTTCATGTTTGCTACAGCAGTTGGTACTGTATCGAAGTCCCAAGAGAACTCAAGCGCATCTGGACTTTCGTTAACAGTTTGGTATTCTTTACTTGATACACCAGCAGAAGCTGAGTAAACAAGGTGAAGGATATAACCGTGATCCAAACCTTCAGTATCATTACCGATACGAGTACGATAAGAAAGACCAAAGTCAGAACGAGCTTGACCAGAAATAGTAACTCCAGCAAGTTCTTTCTTTTGTCCGCCTGTAGACATAGGACTACGTTTACCTTGACATTTGTTCCACTCTTGTGGGTATGTAAAGGCAGAAATCTGACCTTTGAAACGTTCTTCTGAACGAAGGTTCAAGTATTTCTTGTTGTTTGCATATTTCGCAGTTGACTCAGCGCCTTCTGGTGATTCAGATACTTTTGTCAGACCATCCCAAGCAACACCGTTTTCATAAGAACCGTCGCTCTTCTTAAGGTATAGAACACCATTATCGACACCGAATTCGTAAAGTCGTTTAGTATCCTCATCCCATTTAAGTTGTGTCATTAGATATTTCCTCCAATATGATATTAAGCTTCAGAAAATTCGCCAAACGCATTAATACGTTCACCGTTTTCAACATTACCACAAGCAACATAACGTCGCTCGCCACTAGTTGCACCAATGTAAGACAACCAGCGATAACCGTCAGCATCCATCCAAGAATCATAAATGAATGTTTGCTCAGGTGTGTATAGGTCTACAATTTCCGCAGTAATATGCGGAGCTTTACGAACATTAAGACCAGCAACTTTAACTGTAAATCTACCAACCTCATCGTTAACTACCACTTGATCAGCTGGAGTTTCTGGTTGAGGAGGAATCACAGGTTCTGGTTGAGGTTCATTAGAATAAGGAGGGTAGAACCAGCCAACAATACCGGTAAAGTCACGAGTATTGTATCTAGCAGGAGCGCCGTTATATAGAGCATCCCAATTACCATCAATATTCTGTTCGATAGTAGACATAGTATAACCATCAGAATCTTCAATAACAAGACCTGTATGACCATACCCATGTTCAGCAACCGCCATTACAAAAATAGCACCAGCACGAGGGTTTACACCAACCGCATCATATACTACTTCATAACCAAGAGCAGCAGCCGAATCTAAAAGATCAATAGCATTACCCCATAAAATCTTACCAAAATAAATTTGGGAGATACTATTAGGTAGGTCAACACATTGTGTACCATATGCGCCATCGGCATCAGTACCAATACCTTGATCCGCTAAAGACCTAGCATAATTAATAACTTCTTGAACTGTAGCCAAGAGATCCTTCCTTTCTATTCGTAGACGACAAAAACCTTATGATATAAACCATTAACTTTATATTCCGTACGAAAAGATGAATACTTAAAAGTAGTTGACATTTTTATAAAAATGTCATCAGCTTCTTCTCTAGACATATATACCAGCTTATAACCCATACTAGAAAAATATGGATTATTATTAGCCTTCTTAACCTCAAAGTCTTCTCTTGTTACAACACAAGCGGGAAACTTTAATTGTATATTATCTGGAGGAGTAAAATAAACATTCGGAGTTATCTTGTCCTTGATTTTTTCAAGAACTACCTTTCTATCTTTCATACAGACACCTAAACCTTATCTTTAATAAATAATAACAAGTCGATGTACTGCTCACCATTCCAAATTTGGATAATACCATCTTTAAGGAAGAGACTTCCTTTAACACGTTCATCCGTCTCGGATTCAACCATTGCGACTTTCAAATGATCAAAAGCGTCAACTTTTAATTCATTTTGAGATTTTTCATTTGATTTAATAATGAGTTCATCTAATTCAGACTTGATATCAGACATCTCAATGTCAGCAATAGTTAAAGCGACTCTAGGAGGATATGGTCTAATAGAATCAACTTTATAAAAAGTACCCATATATAGTATATGACTTATTCTATTGACTCGATCGCTAGCATCATTAGGTAATAGTGCGTCGAACTTGAGTTTAGATTTTGTATTCTGGTTTATTGAGCTTTGATCTTCTTCGAAAAAAGACTTAGAGGTTATTCTAGCCAGTAATAAAGGAGATACCGTATATTTATAACGGTAATCCCCAATACTAACTTCCTCTGGCTCTTTAGAACGGAAGATAAGTCGAATTCCAGCTTTTGTCATTGTGTTACCTTCCTATCTATCAGCTAAGACTATTCTGCTTTCTTAGGTTTCTTTGGTTTTGGAGCCGTTTCAATTGTTCCGAGTTTCTTCTCATCTTCAGTCATATCAGCGTTATTTACAGCAGCATCATAATCTACGGCTTTAGCACCGATACCTTTGATTTCAGTTGAGTCTGTTTGTACAGTCCATGTTGGTTTAGTCTTAAGACCAGTTGAATCGAAGTTCACAGCAGTTTCCTCTACAGCAGCTTTATCAGTTACAGTAACAACGATGAATGATTTAGGTGTTACGATCGCACCAGATAGACGAGCATGCATCAAGTATTTATGTTGCATAAAGTCAATATCGAAGCTGTCAAATGTAGCAATTTCACCATTCTTAGACATACCGAATTGATAGTCAGCCAAGTTACCGATAATGAATGTTCCTTGAGGAAGTGCACGGTATTCAACTACTTCATCACACATAAAGTATGCAGCGATGTTAGCATTACCTGGTACTTGGTTGTTATCCATAGATGGAGCGTACAAGTAACGACCATTCTTATCTTTCAATGTCTTCAACTTAGCCAAGTCAAATGGGTTGATGTAAAGAGATGGTTTACCTGAACCTTGGTAAGCAGGGAATGCTTTAGAGATAACTTCATCAACAGCAGTTTCAAATGACGCAGCCGTTACTTTAATAGTAAACAATGGATGGTCTTTGATGATTGGGCGAATATGAAGTTCGCTAATCTTTTCAGGGTTACGTTTACCTGTAGAAAGAGTCAAGTCGCGTCCATCAGACAAGAATGCTGCTTTAACGATTTCTTCTTTGAATTTAGCTGTTTGAACTTGTTGGATAAAGTTAACTGCGGCAAATCCACCATCTTGAAGGTCAATCAGGTCATCATGGTCAATTGTTTCACGACGATGAACTGAACCTGGAGTAGTTTCACGGAAGTAAACTTCTTCAATAGAATCAAGAGTTTGGTTACCTTTAATATATCCGCGAGCACGAGCCTCATCTTCAGTAAGATTGGCAAACAAATTCTTAACACGTGGAAGTGGAGATTTACCGAATTGTCCCATGATCTTGTCAATATTAAGACCTGATGGGTTATATACAGTAAGACCTCCAGATTGTGCAGGTTGAGGGAACAATGTTTCCATACCTACCAAACCGTGTTGGATTGAATCTTCATTAAGTACACCATTTGCACGAAGTACACCAGCAAATGATGAAGCGTTACCTGAAATTGCGCTATGTAGCAATGTATCCATATCTTCAGCAGTAACGCTAGGATTTGTACCTTGGAATTGGTTATGTTTCAAAACTTCTTCTCCTTCAAAAATTGAGTGTGCAACAGAGTCGCCGCCTTCAGAATCAGATCCTTCTACATCAGAGTCAGATTCATCTTCATCCTCATCATAGTCGTAATCATAATCATCATCTTCGTCTTCATCAGAGTAATCCTCTTCATCAAGACCGTTAATTTCTAACTCATTTTGAGTTTCTTCATCTTCATCAGCTTCATCAAGAGCATCAGAGATATCTCCGATAACGCCATTAACTAAAGTTTCAAGCTCTTCGTCACTAAGGTTATCAAGGATTTCTTCATATGTACGAGACATCCGTCCCTCCTTTTCTTCTTCTACTTCTTCAGTATCAGAATGAAGTAGTTCTTGAGTGATACCAGTATGAATGATACCACGGTCGCTTTCGTACTCTTCAGTCCCATATGCGCTATGGAGCATAACATGTTCGATCACAGCACCTGGGTTCGCGCCCTTCAAAACGAGACTAACTTCATAGATTTCTCCATGAATAACATCATTCCCGTTCTTGCGAATACCGCGAGCTCCAATAGACATAGCGTTCAAATCACCATGCTTTAAAAGAACACGAGTGTCTTCGGCATGATCTGTATCGTTAAGATACCCATAACCATAGACACCTTGATCGCGGTGCTGAAGAATCATATACCCCAATACGTTTGAGGGACTGGAGTAATCGTGTTGCCAAACGATAGGAACTTGGGAACCATTGTTTTGTCGAAAAGCATCATGACGAATCGTGACACCATCGCTACAACGAATGTCATTCTTAGTTACCCATCCGGCGAAGTCAGGCTTCTTTTGCAACTAACTTTCCTCCATAAAAATATTATACATCCAAAGGATTACCATACTCGTCTACTGGATTACCGTCTGCATCGACATACCCACCCTGGCCATCTTCGTAGATTTCAGGATACCCTTGGGTTGTACCATCATAAGCCCCACCCATTAAATCCATACCTGTAGAGATGTTCTTATTAAAGAGCATATCCGCAATACGACTAGGGTGTGGAGCGCGACCTAGCATTGATCGAATCTCATTCGATGTAAATATAGCATTTCGAGCAAAGAGGTCTGCCGCAGTACCAAGTTGTTCAACTGGTAACATACGGAACGGATCACGATAATACTGAATTATCTGACCCTGAGTGCGTGCCGTTTTTGTAAGGAATATACGGTTAATCCCATCTACAATAGTTTGTAGAACCGGGTCGACCGCTCTATGATAATAC